AACCTGACAAGGATCTAAACGCCGAAGCTGTAGATTTATCTTACATGTTACCATACGAATTTATGTATGCTCCAGCGCGAGCGGCCCTGCGGATGTATCAAGAGAAGGGTGAGTTAAACGCCAGCGAAGCAAATCAAATTACCTCTGCTGCGTTTGAAGCCTTTAAGAAGTTTGCTGAACCGTTTGCATCCGAGTCCCTCGGTGCAGAACGTCTGCTTGATGTTACTGTCCGTGATGGAAGAACTCAAACGGGCGCTCCAATTTATACTCGTGGAGAACTTTTGGGGGACAAATTACAGAAGTCTTTGATCCATGTTGCAGGCGCATTTATGCCAGGAATTGCCGAACAGTTTACTGCTATTAAAGGAGGCGAGTTTACTCAAGGACGGATCACTCGAGGCATTACTGGAACACCGAGTAAATCAGGAGATGAGTATTCTGTAGCTGAAGAAGCAGGGACCATGCTCACAGGTCTGCGTCCAATGAAAGTTAACATCGGTCGAACCTTGGGTTATGATGGAGGTTCTTATGCGGTGGATCGTTCCAGTGCAGTAAAGATTTTTACAGGCATCGCAGATGACAATGACGCTACAGAAGAAGATGTGTTGAATGCGTATGTTAGAGCCAATGAAGCTAAACGGAGCCATCAAGCAAAATTAAAAGTACAAATTGATGCAGCGATGGAGGCGGGTATGACCCGTGGTCAGATAAATCAAGCATTTAAAAATAGCGGTGTATCTAAAAAAGAATTAAACAACATTTTAAACAACCGGTACGACCCTATCAAAGTTAGCAGAGCTTTGATTCGCGAGGTCAATGATGAGGTCAATGTTAAAAAAGAAAACAGAATACTTAAACGTGTTCCTGTTCAATCAATTAATGAAATTCGTCGAACTTTGCAAAACACCGAGATACTCTCAACTGGACAATCACAACCTAAGTTCGACCCAACACTTCCATTTTCTGTAGTTGGAGACCAGCCACAGACCGTGGTCCAAGAACCACAAGCCCAGCCCACTGAATCATTCATCGCGCCTGTAACTGAGGCCGTCAGTGGAGCGGTGGACACGGTCAGTAACTTCGGTGAGGGCTTGTTGAACAGAGCACGGACCTTGGCCCCTGGTCTCTTAGGAGATCCAAAGAACCAAGCAATTGTAGACCGAGCTAATCAGTGAGCCTCGATAGTTAACTTAATACCGTTGCCACCAAAGATACGAACCAGTTCGTCCGCTGCGGACTCGGCCTCGTCTATTATACAATCGTCATCGGTCATAGATGCTAGGTTCAAGGCCATGCCAACGAAGTCCATCAGCGATTCTACTTGCATAGGGTGCATCTGCCTTAGTCCTAAACTTTGCATATCTGGATCTATCATTCTATTTCTCCCCAATCTTCTTGTATATCTACGTCAATTTTGGACGGCACCTTGAGCTCTACGCCGTTTTCCATAAGTTCTTTAATTTGATTCGCTTGCTCTGTGCCATCTATGTTAAAGCATAGCTCGTCGTGAACCGTTAGCATAGGGGTATGTCCCGCTTGGTAGCAGTCCAGCATCGCTTTCTTAGTCTGGTCCGCCGCCGATCCCTGGATCAATCTGTTTAACGCCTTGTAAGTAAAGGCTCTTCTGATCCCCATGCCGTTAACTCCAGCGTATTCCTTCAGTGCTTCCGCGTGTGGCAGAGGTTTGCCTGCCCCAAACTTAGTGGGCTCCCATAGGTGGAACCTGCACTTGCGTCCCAGTAGTGTACGGATTTGTCCGTTGAGGGTGGCCCGTTGTGCCGCCATGTCTGCCAATGCTTTAACGAATGGGACTTTGCTGCGGTGTTGGGACAGTAGTTCCTTGGCTGTCTCCGGTGCCACGTCGATCTGATCTGCCAGCTTGCCAACGCCCATGCCGTACATGATGCCGAGGTTCACGGCCTTTGCTTCCTTGCGCGTGATCCCTGCTAAGTCTGCCACCATCTGGTGTAGGTCTACGTCTGAGGTGTTGTACTCGTGGACGATCTCGTCGAGCAGATCTTGCCGTGGCATCTCCCCCACGCTGGCCGCGAAGTGTACCAACAATCTTGGCTCTTGGCTAGAATAATCGAACGAGCCCCACTTGTATCCCTCATCTGGTACAAACAAACCACGGATTAACCTCTTGATGTCCTTGTCTCTCGCGGGAATCTGCTGGAGGTTTGGGTTGGAAGACGAGAACCTGCCTGTGACAGTGCCCCCCTCGTCCCTTCTGGTGGAGTGCAACTCCGTGTGGATGCGTCCGTTGTGTTCGTGACGCAGGATGCTATCGATAAATGTAGAGTCAGCCTTGTCGAACTCACGCAACTTAACCAACTGCTGACACACCTCGGACGGGTGGCTGTTGAGCCAAGCCTTGGTGAACGATACTGCACCCTTCTCGGTCCTTGGATACTCCAGTCCTAGCTTGTCAAACATCTTGGCTATCGAGGCAGAGGCCCATATATCTACGTCTAAACCAGACGCCTTCTTAATCGACTGACGAAACTCCTTGACCTTTGCACGGATTAACTTCTTGTTTCTGTCCGCTTTGTCTAGGTCAACGCGCACCCCGTTGCTTCTCATGTCTAACAGGCAGGGAATTAGGTCAGTCTCAATGCCCCATATGTTCCACAACTCTTGGTCATTGAGCTCAACCTTCAGTGCTTGCCATAGCTTGAGTGTCGCTACCGCATCGCGCTCGGCGTAGGCTCCGACATACTTGGGCGGCAACTGCCACATCTCTGCCTTGGGATCGATGCCCCACTCTTGAGCCGCTGCCTTCAACAGCTTCTCGTCCTTGCGGATTCCAGCGTAGTCTCGAGCCATAGCATCAAGGCCAAAGGACCAACGGTTCTCGTCCACCAATGCACCGGTAATCATTGTGTCAATGATCCTGCCCTTTACCTCTACGCCCTCGGCTCGCATCCAACCCGCATCATAGGTTGCGTTGTGCATGATCACGTCCATGTCAGGCACAGCCATCTGTTTGCCCAGCCAGCGCATGGCAATCTTAGCCTCCAGGTTGTGCCCATTCTCGTGACGGATCGGGAAGTACCCTTGGTATTCTCCCGCCGCAACAGCGATGCCTATGATGTGTCCGTCCTTGCGTGACCATCCAGGGCCCAAGGTCTTGATGTTGGGGTCCTTAGTCTCGAGGTCCACGGCCACCTCTTTGTACCCCGTTAGGTCAGGGAACTCCGTAGGTATATTCCAGTCTTGGTCGATCATGTTTAGCTCTCCCTTAAACTGGTGGTGCAGGTCGCTACCAAATAGATTAGTCATTATCTTTAGCCTTGCAGAACTCAGAGAACTCAGCGCCCAAAGCGGTGTATCCAATCTTATCCACCCATGAATCGTTGTGGTCCATGGTTTCGAGAAGTCGAGCCGTCTTCATCCAGTCCATCATTAAGATAACGTGTTGCTCTGTCAGGTGGCCGTGGCTCATCAGTGCGCCATTCATTATGATGTTCCAGCCCTCGGCTATCCGAGTGTGGTTGTCGAACGCATCGCCATAGTCCTTGGCCCTCTGTCCATTGATAAGTTCTTTCGCCTTATCTAACACTTCATCACGTTTCATTTTGTAGTCTCCAGTTTTTTAGGCCGTCTCTTCGGACGGATGCTGCTCTCAATTGGGATTGGTCGGGCGTAAGAATAAAATACATGTTGATCTACTCGTACTATTCTATACAATTTGCGCCGCCATACTGGGCGCACCCTTATAGTGTGGTAGTGATCGGCATCGGTGTACGGTAGGATCTCCGGATTGGTTAGTATCTCCTTGGCAAGAGCCTTGGATTTATCCCACGATTCTTTGTCCTTGGTACTCGGTACTTTGCCCTCCCTCACGAATGAGAACTGACGATCCTCCATGACCACGCCACATACGGACGAAGGCCACCTCTTGTCCTCCACCCTGTTAAGTATGACTTTAGCTACCATAAGCTGGGCTTGATGTGACTCTCCCCTGGCCTCATGGTATAAAGCTAACGCTAAACACATGCTTGCTATCATTATATTGTGTACCTGTATTTGTTGTCCGATTGTAGGATGTAAAGCCTATGTCTGGCTCTTGTTACTCCAACGTAGAACGCTCGATGTTCATCGTCTTGGTGAGGGGACTCGACACATGCTTTGGTCGAGGCCGTGTATACTACGCAGTTGTCATCCTCGCCGCCCTTCATAGCGTGGAACGTAGATAGTTTAATCCTTGGTGGAGACAGAAGGTCCTCGCCCCTCCGCTCTATAGCCTCGATGTACCGGCGCATGCTTTCTGATACCTTCAGTACATCATAGGCGGCGTAGTCTGCACCACGCAGAAGTCCGTAGTCCGCCATCA